AACTGATGATGACGAGGTTGAGTTTATAGTGTATAAAGTGGGTAAAATGGACGGGGATTTCGCCGAAAATCTAAAAGAGTACTTGGCTAATAATCCAAAATATTTACAAAAAAAAGAAACTAAGGCAACTGGTGTTGAAACAAAAGCAAATAATATTACAAAAGATGATGGAGTTATGGCAATATTAAAAGCCAAACACCCAGACATCGAATTTTAAAAAAAGAAAGAAAGAGAGATGATTAATGATGGCAAACGCTATCGCAACAAACGGAACACATAAACGCCAAGAACGTTATGCTGACACTATTGTTAAATTAATGAGACAACAATTTAACATTAGAAATGATTTTTCAAGAGATTATGAAGGTTCTCCAGTTTCAGGAGCAGTAAATGTACCAGTAAGAAACGGAGATATAACTTTATCTGATTATGATATTAAAAATGGAATTACACTAACTCAAAGTGCTACTGACTATCTACCAATATTAGTAGATAATCATAAAGCATTTAGTGAATTAGTAGATGGATATGAAGCAGAAGCAGTACCAGACAATTTAAGAGCACAAAGATTAGAAAGTGCTGGATATATTGTAGGTAAAGCATTAGAATTATCTGCAATTAAAGCATTAATGGACGGAGGAACAATTGAAGCAAGTACAACTGCAACTACTAAATCAAATGTATATGAAACAATTGCTACTTCTGTTAAAACTTTAAAAGCAAGAGGAATTCCTGCTACTGAATTAAGAATTGCAGTATCTGCTGATACTGAATTAAAATTATTAACTGATGAAAAGTTTGCTAACACAAGTGGAACATTAGGTGCTGAATTAGTAAGAGATGGAGTAATTGGAAAAATTAATGGTGTAACTGTTAAAGCAAACTACTTACTACCAGATAATTGTGAATATGTTGTTTACGCTCCTGCTTGGTGCCAAGCAATCGATGAATGGAAAATTGAACCAACATTCAAAGATATTCAAGATGGTAAACACGTAGGTGCTTCTGCATTACAAGGACGTATGGTTTACAAAGATGTTGTTACAAACAAATTAGCAGTACAAATTAAAACAACAGGTTCAGTAAGTTTATAATAAAGGAGGGCGTTTATGGATTTTGAAGGACAATATCTAACATATAGAGAATATCAAGAATTAGGTGGTTCTTTAGGACAAACGCCTTTTAATCTATTAGAATTTGAAGCAAGAAGAAGAATTGATTTAAGAACATTAAATAGATTAGTCAATTATGATAACATTCCTGAAGAAGTTAAGTTGTGTGAATTTAATCTTATAAGTACAATAAATAGTTATGCAGATACAAAAAATAAAATATCAAGTAATAATGCTAAAAGTGAAACTATTGACGGATATAGTATATCTTATGTTACACCAACAGAAATAAAAGATATTATTGAAACAAATATAGTAGAAATTAATGATATAATAGATACTTATTTATTTGGCTTAATAATAAATGGGGAGCATATATTATACAATGGTATGTAATGGACCCGTAACTATTTATCATATGAGATTAAATGAAGAAACTAAACTAGAAGAATGGACAAGATACAATTATACAAATGCTTGGTTTTTCGGTGGTGAAAATGCAGGTATAAATAAAGGCTATGACAATGCAAATGATTTTGACTGCCGTATACCTTATGATAAAAACAAAGGTTTAGATTATAGCAATTTTGCTAAAGGTGATATCATTATTCAAGGTAATATAGAATTGGATATAATATCACCAAAAGAATTAAATGGATATCTAAAATATAATATAGTAAGTCTTAATAACAATAATTTTGGAAATAATCAACATATACATATAGGAGGTAAATAATGCCTGTTAAATTAAAACCAACAAGTGTTATCAAAGCAAAATTAGGTATTAACCCAGACGGAAGAGTACAAAAGTTCTTTCAAAGCACTTGTTATAAACATATGAATAAATATGTTCCTAAAAGGCACGGAGATTTACGAGAAACTGTGGATTTATCTAATCCACAATATATAGTATATGAAATGCCTTATGCAGAACCACAGTATTATGGAATTATAAAAGGTACTCCTATACAAAATTACACAACGCCAGGAACAGGACCATATTGGGACAAAAGAATGGTAAGTGCTGAAATTAATATAGTAACAAAAGAAGTACAAGAGTTTATTAAGAGAGGTTAATAATGGATTATAGAATATCAAAATTAAGAATGTATTTATTTGATATAGTAAAAGGTTTAAATGCCGATATTAAACAAATAAATGCTTATATGTTAAGTGATAAAATAGATAATTATAGTTTAGATAAAGTGCCAACAGAACCAATGGTAGAAAATTGGATAATTGGAGTACAAAAAAGAAGAGATGTTTATTCTTTTAGAAGTAGAATGTCTTATTCACAACAAACAATTGATAATCTAACTAATGTAGGTTTTTTCGAAGAATTTGAAAACATAATCAAGTCTAATAATGACAAAGGCGTACTGCCTGATATTGAAAATATAGAGAGTATTGAATGCTTAAATTGTGGTACTATGAATAATACAGATGGAACTACTGCGGAATTCGATATTCAAATACAAATAACTTATAGAGATAATGAAAGTGGTGATGTAAGTCGATGAAAAAAATAATTGCTAGCAAAGATTTTACTTCAAATGGTAAATTCTTTATAAAAGGCGATGAAATAGAACATTTAAAATATTATCAGATAGTTAAATTAAATGAACTTGGACTAATTGAACCACTTGAATATAAAGACTTAGTTCTAATAAAAAGAGAACTAGATAAAAAGAAGGAGGTTAAATAATGGCAAGTTATGTACCAGATGATATAACTAAAATTAACAGAAGTCAATTCGTAACTTATTTAAATACCACTCCTAGCGCGCTATCACCAAAATGGGATATTCTAGGTGTTGGTATAACTGAATATGGAATTTCTTATAATCCACAAGTAGATACTGAAAAATGGATTATAGAAGACAATTCAAGAAGTGACCATTCATCAAATCAAAAACAAGGTAGTGTAACTCAAAAATGTTATAAAGGTGACCCTGTATTTGAATTTATAAATAATGGTCGTGATAAATTAAATTATAAAACACAAGTTTTAGATATTGATAGATGGAATGGAAATGGAACAACATATCCAGCAAAAATGAATGATGTTATTATTACAGTAACAAACTATATGGGTGAAAATGCAGAAATAGAATATGATATTTACTACGATGGGGACGCAATAGAAGGAACTGTAACATTTAGTGGTAATACTCCAACATTCCAAGAAAGCGCAAGTTTATAAGTCTGATAAAGGGCGAGGCGAACATATCGCCAAGTCCTTTTTTTTAAATTAAAGAAAGAGAGATGTGAATAATAATGAAAGAAAATTATATTCAATTAAACAAAGATAATTTATTAAGATTAAAGATAGTTACAAGTGAAGGTAAAGAAACAGGAGAAGTTTTAGAATTTGACCTAGAAGATATAGAACTACCTTTAAGATATCAAGAATTAGTAGAAAAAGATAAAAAAAATAAAGAAAATCTACGTAATCAAATGTTAATTATTGATAAAAGGCAAGATGTCAAAGGCAAAAAAATATTAAGTAAAAATGAAGAAGATAAAATAAAAGCACTTAATGAATTTTTTAATAAAGAAATTGAAGTATATAATATGTTTTTAGGGGAAAACGGAGTTCAAAAACTTTTAAATGGAAGAAAAGTTGGTTGGACAACATTAAAAGAAATAGATGATATTATAGAAAATCAAATAACACCATATATTGATATTAAAATGGAAAACATTACAAATAAAGTAAAAGAAAAATATGGCGAAGCAGTTAATAAAGGCAAAGAAGTGTTAAAGGAAGATGAATAATTATCCAGAATACGTAGAAATAAATAATAAAAAATATAAAATAAATACCGATTTTAGAGTAGCAATTAAATGTAATGAAGTAGCACAAGATGATACAATTGGAGATTTTGAAAGGTCTTTAGCAATAATTTATTTGTTATATGGTGATGAAGGATTAAATCATAATGAAGATTATGAAAAATTAATTTTATTAGCAAAAAAGTATTTGAGTTGTGGAAAAGAAATTACAGATAATTCAAAAGAAAAACCTGATATGGACTATGTTGAAGATATGGATTATATTGAAGCAAGTTTTATGTCTGATTATCATATAGATTTATGCAATACACAAATGCATTGGTGGAAATTTTATAATCTTATGAATGGATTATCAAATAGCGAATTAGGTAATTGTTGTGTATTAAATAGAATAAGAAATTTACGTAATTTAGATGAAAAAGAAATAAAAGATAGTAAAGAAAGACAAAAAATTATTAAAGCAAAAAAGCAAGTAGAATTAAAAAAATATAATAAAGAAGTATCTTTAACAAAAGAACAAAAAGAAAGTATGGAAAGATTTAACGCTATAGTTGGTATTTAGGAAGGAGATAATATGTTAAAACTTAACATACAAAGATTTAATTATGGAACAGTTGTTATAGGAACTGAGATAGATACATCTGGATTTGAAAAAGGATTAAAAAAAATTGAAAATTCTAACGATGAAGATATACAAATAAATGCAATATTTAATTCTGAACAAATACAAAAAGAAATTGATAGAATTGCAGACCAATTTAATAAAAACTTTGAAATAAATGCAGATACATCATCGTTTAATGCTCAAATATTAGAAGTAGAAACAAAATTGTTAAGTTTAAAAACAATTTTACAAAATGCACAGTCTTTTGGATTAGATAGTCAAGATGTAATAGAATATACAGCAAAAATAGAAGAATTAAATAATAAATTAACTACTTTGAATAAAAAGCAAGATGAATTAAACAACCAAGGTATGAATAATTTAAAAAAAGCAATTGATGATATTGGTCAAGGTATGGAAAATACTATAAGAAAAGTAAGCAAATGGGCGTTGGCATTAATAGGTATTAGAAGTGCTTATGTAGGTATAAGAAGAGCAATAAGTTTAGTATCGTCAGAAAATGAAGGAATTTCAAGTCAAATTAATGTTATGAAATCAGCAATAGCCAACGCATTATTGCCATTAGTTCAAACAATATTAAATGTTATAGCAAAAATAATGATGTATATAAATTACTTATTTAAAGCATTAACAGGTAAAGAATTGTTTAATTTTAGTAAAGCATTTAAAGATGTTCAAAAAAGTAGTGCTGGAACAGCAAAGAATATGAAATCAAGTGCAAAATC